ATGTATATAGATGAATTTGCTGAATACTGCACCGAAAACATTTATTCTCTATTTCCTAAAGAATATGACGCTCAAATAGCAGATGCAATATTAGAACTATTTAGAAAAAGAGAACATTTAGATATATTTAATAAAAAAGCTCTTTACATTTATATTCGTGAAATTGTAGATGTTAAAACTCCTAAAATTACTAAAATAGCTAATCAACTTTATGACATTTTTAAGCAAGGTTATATATTTTATTTGGAACATGGATATACAAAGTTTTAGTTTTCATATTTATAAGAAACTAAATGTATATTTATGTCACAATTTGATAACATAATTTTTAAAAATAAAAAATTTTCGGATGTTTTAGAGGAAATCTATAATAACCAAAAGAAAAAAGACCAACAGGTTACCGCTTTAATTTCTGAATTAAAGCCACTTATTTCTGATATTGGAGACGCTACTTTAGTAGTTCCTCTAATTAAAGAATATATGGAAATTAGTGTTAAAAACGATGATATTTTAATCAAAATGGCCGCTTTAGCTCAACGTGCTATGGCAACTACTACATCTGATGGTCAATTAACAATTTCTGATGAGGAAAAAGAGCAATTACTTGCGGCTATGAACGAATTAAAAGGAGATAAATAATGGCTAGTTACGGATTTGGTGCTTTAAATAAAAATCTTAATACTAAAAATGATTATAATTTAAAAAATAATCTAGGTTTTACAATAAGCACTGGAAGGGTTATTAATATTATTCTAGATGGAGATGATTATAATGCTATTGGAACTATTGAATATGTAAATATTGAATCATCCCCAGCTGATATATCTAATATTAATCCTCAAGTAAATAAATTTACAGCAAAACCACTATTATCTAATATAAAAAATTATCCCTTAATTAATGAATTAGTACTTATATTAAGTTTACCTGATATAGGAATTAAAGCATCTACATCAAGTAAATCTAAATATTATTTAAATATATTAAGTATTTGGAATCATCCACATCATAATGCTATTCCTTTTTTAGAAGGTAATTTATCCCTAACCCAACAAAAAACATATCAACAAACAGCATTAGGTAGTATAAAAAGAGTAACAGATCAACCTACTGAAATATTTTTAGGTGAAACTTTTTTTGAAAGAGATACTATAAATCCTTTATCTCCTTTTGAAGGTGATGTAATATACGAAGGAAGATGGGGAAATAGTATTAGATTTGGTTCAACAGTAAAAAATAGATCTAATGATTGGTCATCTACAGGTACGGATGGTGATCCAATAATGATAATAAGGAATGGTCAAGGTCCAAATGAAGGAAATGGTTATACATACATTACTGAGGATATTAATACTGATTTAGGATCTATTTATTTTGGTTCTACACAAAAACTACCTTTAAATACTGCTAGTACTTCTTATGTTAGTTATAAAACAAATCCCCCAATTATACCTTCCCAATATACAGAGAATCAAATAATAATAACCTCAGGACGTTTAGTATTTAATTCATCTGTTGATCATATTTTATTAAGTTCTAATAAATCTATAAATTTAAATGGAGTTGAAAGTGTTAACATTGATGCTCCTACTACAGTAATTCAATCAACAAACACATACATTGGTTCTAAAAATGCTACTGAACCTTTATTATTAGGTAATCAAACTATTAATTTATTAAATCAATTAATTTCTAATTTATCTGGATTTATGACTGTTTGTTCTAAACTAACCTCCACACCCCCAGGAACATTAATTTTACCCTTAAATGTAGCTGCAGATCAAGTAAATACTTCTTTACAAGCATTACAAGCAAATTTAGAAACTTTAAAATCTAAATATAATTATACTGTATAATGGCTTTACCTTTAGATATAGAACAACAACGTCAAGAAGAAGCAGCTGTTACTGAGGCCAAAGCCAAATCAGCAAGTCAAAAAACAGTTAATGCTACAGCTATTGAACAATCTACTCCAGATAATCTTAAAGCTAAAGGAGCAGCTAAATTACCACAATTAATATATATTTTAGGAAGCCAAGCAAATACAATTATTCAACCTTCAATAAATAAATTAATTAATGATTATGTTATTAAATATCAAACTAGTGGAGTATGTCTTCCTCCACTAGAATTAGCTACTTTAAGACAACAACGAGACTTAATAGTTAACCAATTAAATAATATAGGAAATAAAATTGAAATTTTAGGTGTTTCTATTACTGGATTATCTTTTTTCTTAAATACTGCTTTATCATTAATTGCTACTACTGATATAGCATCAATAGCAACCTCATTAGCTTTAAAAATTCCTCCGGCTAATGCTTTACCAACTCCAAGTGTTATAACAACTTTATTAAATGATGCCCAAACATTAATTAGAAAAGTTACTTTTGATCAATATGGTAACTCAAAATTATCTAAACTTCAATCAGTATTAGGAGGTTCCTCATTAGTATTATCAATAATTGGTAGTTATATTTTTACAGCGGTAGAAACTTTAAAATTAATAGATAATGTTTTAAAAGATTGTGATCCTAATAATTCTTTACCCCCGATAGCTCCCTCTGTTCAATCAATTGCTAATGCTCAATCACAAGCTCAACAAACAATAAATCAAACAACATATGAGGGTTTTATCCTTGATATAGAGGAAGTTCCTTTTACACCAACTGTAACTCGTAGAAGAGCACTTGGTAAAAATCAACAAGGAATTGTTTTAATACAAACCGAACTATCATTTACAACAGATGATTTAACTTTAATTAACGAATTAAAACTAATAATAGATAGAGATAATTTAAAAGCTTATTAACTTAATATTTATAAACAATGAAACCATCAGATTTTAAAAAAATTATTAAAGAGGCAGTAAAGGAAGCTATTCAAGAAGAATTAAAAGATATTCTATTGGAAGCTGTTCGTGCCCCTAAAACAATTGTTACGGAGTCAATTAGAGACACTTATGCTCAACCACATCTTGAATCCCCTAAAAAATTAACAGCAGCAGAAAGACAAGCAATGTTTGGAGGTATTTTAGAGGAAATGCAAAATGGTGGAGCAGCTACTTCAGCTTATACTGGACAGTTTAAACCTCAAGGTTCCGTTGATACTACTAATGGTGCTTTACCTGAAGGTAGTGTAGGATTAGATCAAATTATGTCTTTAATGAACGGTAGATAATGGCATTTGGAGCTAAAAGAATATTTCCCCTAGATACTAAACCAAGTGTTGGTGTAGGTATTGCCTTACCTTTTAATGCTCCAGGTGTTTTTAGAACTACATACACAACTCAAGAATCTATTAAATATAATTTAATCAATTTTTTCCTAACCAACCAACCAGAAAGATATTTAAATCCCTTATTCGGTGGAAGCTTAAGAAAATTTGTTTTTGAACAAATAACTAGTGGTAATTTAGATTTTTTAAAACAAGATATACAAGAATCTTTAAATCTTTATTTTCCAAATGTTATCATAGAATCATTACAAATTCTACCAGATACTGATAATAATCAAGTAAACGTAATTTTAACATATTCTATTCAAGATACGGGAATAAATGACACAATCGAAATCCAATTTACATAATGGCTACCAGAAGAAATATATCTTATATTAATAAAGATTTTACTGAATTAAGAGCTAGTTTAATTAACTATGCTAGAACTTATTTCCCAACAACTTATAATGACTTTACCCCATCATCTCCAGGAATAATGTTTATGGAAATGGCTGCTTATGTTGGTGATGTTCTATCATTTTACTTAGATAATCAATTACAAGAAACTTATTTACAATATGCTCGCCAAACAAATAATTTATATGAATTAGCTTATATGTTTGGTTATAAACCAAATGTAACCCAAGTAGCTACTACATTTATTGATTTTTACCAACAAGTACCAGCATTACCTTCAGGTTCAGTTTTTGTTCCTGATTTTAGCTATGCTTTATACGTTGAACCAAATTCAACTGTTACTCAAAATACAGCAAATAAAATTCCATTTTTAATTGAAGATCCTATTGATTTCTCAGTATCAAGTTCTGGAGATCCTACTGAAGTTACTGTTTATGAAATAACAGGAGCTACTCCAACATATTTTCTTTTAAAGAAAACTAGAAAAGCAATTTCCTCAACAATTAATACAACTGAATTTGGATTTGGAGCTGTACCTGTTCCCTTTTCAACAGTAGAAATTAATACAGATAAAATTGTAGGAATATTAGATATTATAGATACCGATGATAATAAATGGTATGAAGTAGATTATCTAGGTCAGGAAATGGTATATGATTCTATAAAAAATACTAATATAAATGATCCTAATCTATCTCAATACTCAGAAGATACTCCTTATATTTTAAAATTAGAAAAAGTACAACGTAGATTTGTAACAAGATTTTTAGATTCAGGTTCATTACAAATCCAATTTGGATCAGGTACAGCAAATGATACTGATGAGGAAATTATTCCTAATCCAAATAATGTAGGTATTGGTTTACCTTTTGAAAAATCAAAACTTACAACAGCATACGCACCTGATAACTTTTTATTTACTAAAACATATGGAATAGCACCTTCTAATACTACATTAACTGTAAGATATTTAACGGGGGGTGGTGCTATATCTAATGTTCCTGCTAATTCATTAAATGTATTTACAGGAACAGCTAAATTTTTAAATAGTAATTTAACTCCGGTAACAGCTAATTATGTTTTCAATAGTTTAGGAGTAACTAATCCTGAAGCAGCTGATGGAGGAGGTGATGGTGATTCAATAGAAGAACTTAGACAAAATTCTTCTGCTAATTTTGCTTCACAATTACGTAATGTAACTCAAGATGATTATTTAGTTAGAGCATTATCGATGCCTGCTAAATATGGAGTTGTTTCTAAAGCATATATTGAACCTACAAAAGCACAATCAATATCAGCAGGTGAATCTCAGTCCGTATTAGACTTGTATGTGTTATCATATAACGTAAACAACCAATTAATCACAGCATCACCCGCCTTAAAACAGAATTTAACTACATACTTATCTCAATATAGAATGGTTAATGATTCTGTTAATATTAAAGATGCTTTTATTGTTAATATAGGAGTTAATTTTGACATTATTATATTACCTAATTTTAATAATAATGAGGTATTATCTAAATGTATTTTAGCTTTACAAGATTACTTTGCTATTGATAAATGGGCAATTAATCAACCTATTGTATTAAGAAATCTTTATATTTTATTAGATGCTATTGAGGGTGTTCAAACAGTTCAAAATATAACTATTAATAATTTAATAGGTGAAAATTTAGGATACTCTAAATACGCTTACTCTATTCCAGCAGCAACTCAAAATAATACGATATATCCTTCATTAGATCCTAGTATTTTTGAAGTTAAATATCCAAACCAAGATATCCAAGGAAGGGTAGTAAATTTATAATAAAATGGCAGTATTAAAAATATTCCCCGAAAAAGACGCTACACTATATTCATTATTCCCTAATATGAATACTGGATTAGATGAAATTGTAGAAGCAACTCTTACAACTTTTGCTTATTCAGATCCCTCTCCTCAAACCAGTAGGTTTTTAGTTCAATTCTCTAATGATGATTTAGCTTCAGCTATTGATTTAATACCTGATGCTTTATTTAACTCGGGATCTACAACTTCTACAGGAAGTTGGAATGCTAAATTACAATGCTTTATAGCTACGGCTACTGGTTTATCCACAACAACTACTGTTGAATGTTTTCCTGTAGCTCAAAACTGGGATATGGGAACAGGACGTTATTTAGATGATCCTATTTCAACAGATGGATGTAGTTGGATATGGGCAGACTTCTCAGGAAGTACAGCGTGGACAATCCCCCCAATTAGTGGTGCTACTTCTTCGTTTACCTCATCTGTACCTACTGGAGGTGGAACTTGGTATACTGGTTCTCAATATACTTCTTCTGTAACTTTTTCTTACAGAACAGATAAAGATATTAATTTAGATGTAACTAATACTGTTAAGGCATGGGCTACTGGTTCAGGTACAATCCCTGATGATAAACTTATAAATTATGGTTTTTTATTAAAACAAAGTTTAGAATTTGTAGATAATAAAAATTACCAACCAGAATTAAAATATTTTTCAGTTGATACAAATACAATATACCCACCCGCTTTACAAATTAGTTGGAATGATTTTGTATTTAATACAGGTTCTTCCACTCAAACTATTTTAAATACATTACCTGCTACTGTTACTGTAGCTCAAAATCCTGGAGTATTTTATAGTGAAAGTATTAACAGATTTAGAATAAACGCCCGTCCAGAATTTCCAATTCAAGTATGGCAAACTTCTTCTGTTTATTTAAATAATTTTTACTTACCTACAGCATCATATTATGCTATTAAAGATTTAGAAACAAACGAATATATTATAGATTTTGATACTACTTATACTAAATTAAGTGCTGATGCTTCCTCTAGTTATTTTGATTTATATATGAATTTTCTCCAACCAGAAAGATATTATACTATTTTAATTCAAAGCACTATAGGTGGTTCAACAGTTGTATTTAATGATCAATACTACTTTAAAGTAATAAATGGATAATGGCTGTTATAACTTTATTTAAACCCGTATATGATAAAAACCAATATCAAAAGGTAATTGATACTTCTTTTACTCAATTGGTTCAACCAACATCATCTTTAAATATTGTTGCTCCTACTATATCTACAGCTGAATTTTTTCAAAATTATCAACAAATATTCTTTCAAATACCTAAATTTGGAGAAACAAATTCTCATGAGTATCTTATAAAAACCAGTCAAGAATATATTGGATCTTCTTCAACAACAGATGATACCATCCAAGCATTGATAGATGAAATAACTCAGTTAAGACAAGAAAATTTAGATTTACAACAACAACTAATTACCGGGATGGAAACTCAAACTACAAGTAGTTATACCCCTCCTTCTTCACCAATATCCACAGGTGGAGGTTTTAGTGGAGGTGGTGGAGGAGGAGGTTATTAAACTTGAAATTTATAAAATGGCTGAAATAATAAACATATTACCCCTTAATCCAAATAATTTTGAATTTCAAGAATATTCTTCAAATGATTTAAATTTAATTGTATCTACAGAAGTAGAAACATATTTTGATCCTACCACAGACTATATTGAATATTATGTTTATGATTTAGGAGGAAATATTATAGTTTCTAATATATTTGATTTTCCTGGGTATAAATTAATTAATAATCAAGTATCAATAGACCCCATAGCTGATTTAGCTGCTTATGGTTATGAACAAGGTTCCTATAATACTTTATATAATTTTCTTAAAAGAAAACTAGGATCAAACCCATTATCTACTTATTATATTGATGAAATTAGTTCAGATAGAACTGAAATTAGGTTAAATACTACTGAAATACCAAATATAGATGTTGTAGCTTTAACTAATGATTTTATTAATGAAATCCAAACCTCACCAGTAGGATATGTAGATTTTTATTTAGATTTTGGAAATAATCAGTTAATTATTGCTAATAATATCTTATTAGATAATACAAATGTTGATGATCCTACAATTTTAATTAAATTATATGAACCCTTACCAGACCAATTTGTATTAAAAAGTCAATGTTGGGTAGTAGAACAAATAGCTAATTCTTTAGCATATAATATTTCTATTACTCCTACTTTTAATACAATAGATGATAATGTTTATATAGCAGGTCCTAATTATAATTTAAATGTAAGTGATGAAATAAATAATTCTACTGATTATACTAATTATACTAATTTAACAACAACAACCTCCTCCTATTCTCAAGGAACTGGAAGTTTACAATATCAATTAAATAATTTATTAGCCCAAAAAGGATTATCAATTAATATTGATTATTCTAATTATAGTAACTTTATCCACTTCTCCTCAGCCCAAACTAGACTTGAAAATTTTTATTATAAGTTACAATTATTAGAACAATATACCTATAGTGCTAGTCTTTCTAGTAACCCTTCAAGTGGATCTTATTATGTTTCTTCAAGTAATATAGTATGGCAAGCTAAAATAGATGAAATAATTACTACTTTTGATCCTTACGAATATTATTTGTATTATACTTCTGCCTCTACAGCTTGGCCTAAAACAGGTAATACACCCCCATATACTAATTTTTCTACTACATCAACTAGTGGTTCTCAATGGTTTGTTTCTCAATCACTTGTAGCCGAAGAATATGATCTTGAAAATAATAATGCTTTAACATTAGCTATTCCTTCATATATTTTAGATAATTCAGACAATTATGATTTTGAATTATTTGTTGAAATGATTGGACAAAGTTTTGATAGTATTTTTGTATATTTACAGGATGTTACTAACAAATATAATGCTGATAACAGATTAAATTATGGTGTATCTAAAGATTTAGTTGCTGATATATTAAGAGATATGGGTGTAAAAATTTATCAAAATAATTTTTCATCAAATGATCTTTATCAAGCATTAATTGGTATAACCCCATCTGGTAGTTTATTTAATTTACCATTTACCACTACTCAATTTCCAGTTCCCACAGGTTCATTTCTTGATTATATAACAACATATGTTACCTCTTCTGCTACTTCTTCATTAGTTCCTACTGATGATATAAATAAAGAAAGATATAAACGTATATATCATAATTTGCCTTTATTACTTAAGAAAAAAGGTTCAGTAGCAGGTTTAAGGGATTTAATTACTACTTTTGGTATTACTGACACTATTTTAAGAATTAATGAGTTTGGAGGTAAAGATAAAGATATAAATTCTTTTGATAATTGGCAAAATCAATTTAATTATGCTTTTTACACAAGTGGATCTTCTTATATTAGTTCTTCATTTGTACTAAATTCTGCTTGGGGAGCTACAAGTGACAATCCTCAATCTGTAGAATTCAGATTTAGAACTGATGTTTTACCTCAAAATACAGCTAGTGTTACTACACAAAGTTTATGGCAAACAGATCAAAATATAAGTTTAATTTTAAAATATACAGGTTCAGGATATACAAGTGGTTCCTACTCAGGTTCTATTATAGATCCTTACTACCAGTATGCTAAATTAGATTTTACTCCAGATCCTACTACTCCAAACAATACAGCAAGTGTTTATTTACCTTTTTATAATGAAGGTTGGTGGTCTGTTTTAATAAATAAAAGTGGAAATAATTATATATTATATGCCAAAAATAAAAATTATGATGGTGAGGACGGAAATGTTATAAGTTTTGAAGCGTCCTCTTCTGTAATCTCATCTGCTACTTCTTGGAATGATAGCACTCAAGCTTATTTTGGTATATCTTCCTCATTATCAGGTAAAGTATTTACGGGTTCATTACAAGAAATTAGGTATTATACACAACCTATATCTGAGGATAATTTTGATGCTTATGTAATGAACCCTTGTTCTATTGAATCTAGTGAATATTTAGCTTTTAGAGCGGCTCTAGGGGGTGAATTGTATACTGCCTCTATTTCTATTCATCCTAAAATAACAGGTTCTTGGGTTACTACTTCTTCATTCGCCTCTAATAGTAATTTTTTCACAAGCTCAGGGGGTGAATATGTTAATAATACTGAGGTATTCTATTTTGACCAAGTTCCAGCAGGTATTCAAAATGCTATTTCTCAAAAAATAAAACAACAAAATATT